GCCCTCTTCTAACCCTAACGCCTTCAACTTAGTGCGCTTGTCTGTGGCGTTTTCGTAATACATACCCGTCTGTGGGTCAGGCATTGCTTGGTTATGGCCCTGCGTAGACATCAGCCTATTAAATGCGCCCATCGAGCCGAAGTTAATGGTCGATTTCTCGCCGCACTCTGGACATTCGCGCTTCTTCATAGGCTGGCCTGTGTAATACACATCCATCTCAGCATGGCCTAATCCGCATATGTAGTTATGTGTTGGCATTTCTATTCTTCGTTAGCTGTGTATGCGGCTGCAGCGGAACTTACGCCTAATGGAAATAAAACTGGCGGTGCAGACGCGATAAGATTGCGCGCTTTCTTATCTACTGGATCAAACGTTGCAAACCTGCTGCGTATTTGGTCTGGTTCAAATACCACATATATATCTGTGATACCCGCACCATCTGTTGTATTGCGAAATATCGCACCGTCGTGGCCGGCATCACGCGCCTTTTTAAGCAAGTTATCATATGTGACTTCCCGATACGACGAACCTTCAAAATCGTGTTCTAATGGATTTTCCAGCTTTAATTTAACAGGCATAATATTCTGCCCTAACTGACCTGACATATTTAGTTCATGATGCCTGTCGAAATCGTATTCAAATTGCAAATCTTGAAGTTCATCATACAAAAACATTGCTTCTTTCATGTCGCCATCTTGTAAAAGTTGGTTGTATCGTTCATTTGTGTCTTTTATGCGTTCTTCCATGTATGGATTTTTAAAAGACCGCTTTAACTGCTCGTATCTCTCTGGTTGTATCTCACTTAGTTTACCTGTTTCAGTATAAACTTCAGCAGTAGCTGGATCAGCACTAAAGAAAAACCCTTGTTTTGCGCTTGGTGCTTTTGTTCCTTTTCCCAATTTACCTGGATCAAAATATTTTATTTCACCTTTTGTTCCATGAAACGCATCTATGTCAAATCCCTGTTTCACCGCTCGATCAAGACGCGCTTTTTCTGCATCATCTAATTGATCAATAAAATCACTGTTTATGGATCGTGTTTCTAAAACATTTTCTTGTAGTGCTAAATCATACAGTTTTTTGGCTGGCCCTTGACCTGACAACTCGACATCATCAGCAGCAATAAACTCTTCTGATAGTTGCCTTAAAAGTTCATACTCTGTTGTTTCGCCGTTTTTAAATTGATTTAAAATAATGTTAAATCTGTATTGCTCTTCTTCTTCTGGTATTATTTCTTGTATTTCTTTTCTAATCTTTTCTATCTCTGCATTAGATTCAGCTATTTTTGCTTTAACTGATGCGCCTGGTGTCTCGCCGGCAGCAATTTGTTCTTGTGCTAACTCTACATTGCGCCGCCCTCTGTCCGTTATTGCAGGTTTCGGAACAAGTGTTTGAGTATTGGCCTTGTTTACTGGTTTCAACGCATCCAAATCAATTATTTCTGCGTTTTTCAGATTGTCTATGATCTGTGGAAAACTTCGGGACAACTCCTTCACTACATCGCCATATTCTGACCTACTGATATGTGTAAATGGCCCTTGTTCGTCTACTATTGTGCCTTGCCACTTACCTTTTTCTTTTGCCGACTTTGTTAAAAGTAACTGAGCCGGCCCACTCCCATCAGATCCCATATTAAATTTGACGCGTGCAGGTGCTGGCGTTGTTTCGTTTACAAACTTTGCTAATTCATTTTGTCTTGTTCTATACTGTGTTGCTTCAGCTAACAATTCATCTTTTAATGGGCCATCTTCCATTTCAGCAAGAACTGAATCATAAAAATCATTAGCCGGTTTCGACGCATCAAGTATATCTTGCGCCGCTTTCGACATCTTCGGCATCTTGCTCATCATTGCTGCTGCGCCTATGCCGCCCATTAGCTTGCCGGCTTTCCCTACCACTGGCACAGCATCTTCTACACCTACAAATGCGCCTAACCCCTTATCCAACACATCTTGCTCTAATCCCTGACCCAATGCGCTTGCCACTGCGCCAGGCTGCTGCGTTACCGCAGAAACGATGTCGGGTAATGTGCGCCTTGCTTGCCGGCCTAACTGCTCTGCCTTGTCCAGCTGACCAATCGACCCGACCACATCAACGCCTGTCTGTATGCCTTCGCCTATAGACTTAGCTACGCCACCCGGCGTTTTCAGTATGATCGCTTCCAACAATCGCTGTAAACGCTCTTGCTCGTCTGTAAGCGGTTGCATCCCACGATTGCCAGATGCAAATGCCGGCGTTATGTCACCGCTAAATCGGTTCATTAACTACGCGCCTGTGCCTCTATCACATCCGATGTGCGCTGCGCGTTTGATCGCACCTGCGCCATTAGATCCGTTTCGCCTGTACTAGCTGCAGCGGCTCGACCTGCACTAACTGGCCCAGTTTCGCCCTGCTGTGATTGCTGTGCGGCCTGTTGATGCTGCTGCATATGCTGCTGCATCTGCTGATCGAGTACCTGTAACTGCTGTATGGCTTGTGGATTGGCTGGCTGCCCAACCATATCGCGCGCCTGTGCTTGCATTTGCAGCTGCACATAGACCTGATGCTGCTGGTATTGCGCGTGAACGCCCATGTGCGCTTCGTGGTCTTGCTCCGGCAGCACTTCAATGGGTTCACCCTGCATCACCCGGTCATTCTCGTATTGTGCAGCGCGTTCTGCTTCCACATTGCTCTGGTCTTGTATAACCGTGTCCACATCTTGTATGCCGTTAGCAACAGCGGCCAGCTTATCTATTTCCATCTGGTCATAGTTAGGACGCTGCGCCGCATAGGAGACAAACGCCATCGTTCGATCACGCTCTAACTGTGCATAGAGCGGTTGCGTGCTGCCCGTCTTGGTTTCGATTCGATAGTTATACAAGAAATCGCTGGTGCGTAGTGCGCGTATCACTCGATCATCCCCATCTGGTGCTACGTTTTCAGCAAAGTTTTCTGGTGTGTATCTTGGATCGCCCATAATCTGGAACGCATTTCGCACGATACCCTCGTAAAACCCATTTACAGCCGCCTCCATCCACTGCCCGTTGATCTGTGCAGCTGCAGCCACTACTGCCGCCTCTGTTGCACTGTCCGTTGAGCCGGCAGCCGGCGGTTGCAGTGCAGCTATCTCGCGTTCCATGCCCATAACCATGCTGAAATAGTTATACACATCCGGCGGCACGCTTCCCCAGGCTATTTCACGAAAACTGTTTAGGTCTTCTAACCCGATCACCTCACCGTCACGGCCTGTGCGTAAGGTTTCGCCTAATTCGGGATTCTGCTCCAATTCTGCGTTGGATACTGCGGCCATACGCGATGTACGTTTGAGCATATCCGAAATGCGCGATGTCTGTTCAATGATCGCGTTTTGTAGATCCTCCAGATACTTGAGGTGACCTTTGGGGTAAAACGTTTCAGCACTCAGATCAAACTTGATGCACACGAACGGAAACCCCTGCTCAACCAACCACCCGGCTTGGTCTACACCGTTGTCCAGGTCTAACACAGGTTCAGTTGGTTCGCCGGTATCTGGATCAATATCAAAGACGGGTTGGTTAAAGGTGTCTACTACTTGTGGGAACACCATCTTGCGATACGGGTGCGGTATGTCTTTAATCGGCTTGTCTACGCCGGCAGCAAACGTCACCTCGCGCCGCTCGACCCTCATGTGCCACCGTTCCAGCTGCACAAACTCGCCATTAGAAATAGCGTCTGTAATGGCCTGTTGCTCTGCGCTATCGTATCGCGCGCCCATCAGATCGCCATACCCCAACTTGTCTTCCTTCGACATAGCCGTAGGCTTGATGGACTTTTTGTTTTGTATCGTGGGATCGTCTAACAAGAACTTGAGCGGTACCCAAAACTTTTCCCGTATGTATCGCTTATCGCCCAACCTGTGTGGACTGCCGGTAGGATCAACGTGAACACAGTGCGGTGCAACGCGCGATGCTACAACCAAATCTTCGGCCATATCGTCATTGGTGACGTATGGAGCAATGATATCATCGCCTACCGGGTTATAGTCGAGTCTGACCCAACCCACGCCGGTAAACAGCGCGTCGAAAATGGCTTGATGTACGTGTGATTTAAGGTTGCAAATATTCATCCAGCTGGCACTGGCACGTTCTAATATCTCTGCAACACCCTGGTTTACTTCATCCTCTACACTGAATGATTGCACCGGGTAATTATGGGCAATCGTGCCGAGGATCTGCCGAACAATGGGATAAAAACGCGAAACCTTTACGACATCTTCGCTTCGCAGGTCGCGAATGCGCTTATCAAACTTCAGGTCATATGCGTCATATAGCTTCTGCCATTCGTCGGCCCGGTCTTTATAGAGCCGATCAAGCATCTGACCTTCTGACTTATACCATTTAGCTTCGTATTTGTTCATTCATAGTGTATCGTCCTTATGCATACCTGCTACTTGGCTTCTCTGCTATGATCTGCTCGATCAACCGCCCCCCGTCAGCAGCAGCAGGTTTTGTCCCTTTGCGCGGCTTGTAAACATGATTGATGCCGTATCGCAGCGCATCTGCTCCGTGATCATCGCCGCCCTTTGCCACATCTTCCATGTTCCGTGTATCTCTCTGCACACTCAACAGCGAATCCAGTATTGGCTCAGAATACCCCCGAAAAAACTTGAGCCGGCCATGATGCAACAAATTGCCTATGTTGCGCCAACCGTTCACCCTATCCATGTTCGCCCGATGCAGGTATACGCCGTTCTCTGTAAACGTATCGGCCACGGATCTGGCTTGTGACGCTTCCCCTGGCGCGCGCTTCGTCCACATATCGGACGGTGCTAACACCTGCCGCGCTGCGCGTCCCACTACGCCATGCTTACCACGCGTAAATGGGCAACCTTCGATCATGCGACTGATGCCGCGCGCGTGTTCTGCGCCGGCTCCAGATGCGTAGTAGCTGTTTATTACCCACACATCGTCATCGTAGTCCACAGCGAGAAGGCAGCCGGCAGTAGGATTATTCTCCCCGTAGTCCAGTGCCGCAAATATGACCCAACTATCTGGTATCTCAAACGGATCAACCACCAGCGAATCACGCGATACAGCGAACATTGAACCCGGTGACGCATCCCAATCCCCTTCTAACCATGCTGCTACTAATGCCGGATCACCAACCGCGTGCAGCCGGTCTATGTATCCCGGATCATTCTCTAACAGTATCTTGTTGTCTTCGACCCGTGCCGGTATGTAGCACCTGACCATGCCCGATTTCTTGCATCGGAACGGCACATATCCACCTGGCGCGCGATCAATGCCAAAATATGCCTTCACTTCGGCATGACACCGGCCACCGGGATTAGCCGTTGATACGACCCGTTTGTTCTTTGCCGGCCCTCGCAGCGTGCCGAGCATCGCCTTATACGCATCGAGGCTGCTGTGGTTTGCTAACTCGTCCCAAAGCAGTATGGAGTACTGATGCCCCTGATACCGCGTGACATCGGCCTCGTTGTCCAGATGCCTAAACGACAACTGCGCCCCGTTAGGCCAATGCCACTCACGCCGGCCCACTTTCCACTCACCACCCGTTGCCGGGTATATCTCTAAACTCTGCTTTACTACTTCGTCTAACTCTGGGTGCGAACGCCTAAACAGGATGCCGCGCCAGGCTGCCCCTTGATCCAGATCCTGTGCGAAGCTGCCCAGAAGTAGGCTCGTTTTGCCGCCGCCGCGTGCGCCCCCATACAGTAATTCGTCCA